TCTTTACGCCTGTCTCAGCAAAGATACGAGCGATTAACTCTAGCTTGCCTGAGTTTGACTTCATCATAGCAGCCACAGCAGTAGCCGTAACATTGCTCAAGATGTCTGGGTCAAGTCCTTGCTGTGCATCGCTAACGCCTGTTCTCTTAGCCTGAACTGCATCCAAGTATTCCAGCATCGGCATGGCTTGACCGAATGTACTCTGAACCGTTAACGGAACCAAAGCATTAGGATTCTTGATGCGGATAATTCCACCCGGAGTAGCATTGAGCAAGTCATCCATGTTGACCTGACCATCTACAGCACCTACTCGATTGTTGTTAGTTAGATACAGATTGTCTAAGCTCTGACGTGTAATCGTGGACTTTTGTAACTGAATATCCATCGTCCGATCTGCCAGAGATTGCCCAAAGAACTTATGCGGTACAGGTATAGGACAGATAGAGTGGAATGGAACATAGTCTGTTTCTTCGTCCTCAAGTATCTCAGAACCGCAATAAACAATGCGTCTCAACTCAGCAATACCGTCATCATCTTCGTCAATACGGATATAGCACTCGTACACCTCTAGCACCTGCATAGAGAAGTCTAAAGACGTATTCTGATCCGGCTGTTCACCATTTGGGAACCTTGCAATACGCTCAGCATTAAACTCAAGATCGTTATAAGTTGGCAGATCGTCAACTGTATCCTGATCGTAGCCAATAGCAATCAACTCTGAACGAGTCATTAAGCGACGATGAGCTACGAAACTAGCTTGGTCAATAGTCTTAGCTGACTTGCTGATAAGGAATTCTTCAGGAGGCACGTTCTCAATACGCACCTGACCTGTTTCTTTAATGCGCTGTACCTGAACTTCAAACTTAGGAATCTGTATGACATTACCCATCATGTCCGACATTTCCGTATATTCTATTTTCTGTTTAGTAACTTTTAGAGTCTGATCAGATAGTAATAGAGCCAGTTCATCCTCTGACAGATTCTGGTATTCTTCCTTCGTTACGTCTGTAGACTGATCCCAATATGACTTAACTACGCCTACCTTTTGCAGCAGAGCATCTTTAAACCAGTTATGGAGAATAAGCATTCCATCATTGTCACGATAGAACGCCCAGTTACAGTAGTCCGTAGCCTGTCTAGCTGATTCCTCATCACCGGGACTCTTAGGCTCGAAATAGACAATATCTTCAGTAGTCGTAAATACACGCATTAACTGTGGCAATGCACCATCGATAGCCTCAGCTACCTCACCTGTAACGATCTGCGAGCGACCTTCTTGCTCATTACCGTAAGGATAGCGTAAGTAATACTCTAATGCCCTCTTACGATCTTCGGTAGTCTCGGTATCAAGATAGCCAATAGAGTTATCTATTTCATTCTCGATAATACCTTTTACTTTGCCTTCATCCATCATAATGCGTTCCTCTTAGGATTTTCGCAATTATACAATCCATTTAGTGTTAATGGGCAAATCTGACTGCCATGAAGTCTCGTCTTGGTCAAGGCTTATCGAAAGGTAGCGGAAGGAATCTGCTGCATGACTGCTCCAGTCGTGTAATGGCTTGTCGTAAAACACTTGCTGCCTCTCGTTATATTCCCTGCGGTAGTTCCTGAGCGCATCAAGACCTGCTTTAGTCTTATGATCGAACCAACATTGCGGTAGTAGCCTTCTAACGGCTTGTATGCCGTCTGCAACCGATAATCTAGGAGCTACAGTTATATCGAGTCCAGCTTCCTGCAAAACCTCTTTACGGCTCTTTCCTGTGCCTAGCTCTCTGACTTCAACGTCATGAGGCAAGAACTGCGTGTAGCCTTCGTAGCCGTTATCTTTGAGCCAGCGTACATACCAGTCCAGACCGACTCCGTGGTTCTCCGTAAAATCAATGAGACGTACTTCTTTTCCAACCACCTGAGCAACCCACAGAGAAGTAGAATCGCTAATCCCCAAATCCCAAGCAACATAAGACTTACATAAGTCATCAGGCTCGATAGTGGTGATCCGGTTCTTCGCCTCAAGATCGTTGATAATCTGCCCATAATATGAACCCTCTACGGCTGCATCAAAGCTGCATTCAAACTCTTGGTTGTACTTATCATCGCCCATTTCCCTACGAGCGTCTTTGAGTTCTTTGTTCGCTAGTATGCCTGTATCACTAGCCTTGAACTCTAGTAATGCCCATCCTTCAGCAGTCTTAGCTCTATCCCTGAACTCTGCGAAATGGTTGCGTCCTTTGGGAGTACCAATAAATAGACACCACGTAGGAGCCTCGTCTGTGTTCCTGTCCGCTAGTGCTGGTCTAATGACCTCGTTCCATATCTTAGGATTCTGATCGCCTATCTCGTCAAGGATAACGCCATCGAAATACTGCCCACGCAAGCTATCAGCATTATCAGAGCCGTAAAGACTAATGCGCCTACCCCAAAAGTCAACTCTAAGCTCTGAGATATTAGCCACAGCCCCAAGAGGACGAGTAAATTCCAACAAGTAATCCCAAGCCACGCGTTTCGACTGTGCGTAAGTCGGAGCAATATAGGCAAATCGTGGGTTTTGTTTAGTGCATTCAATGGCAGCCTTGATTAGATGATTAATCGCGCTAACAGTCTTGCCCATACGACGATGTGCTACTACAACTGTAAACCTGTGCTTATCTATAGCCTCATGAATTAGCCTTTGCTGGTCACGTGGCTTATAAGCGATCTCGATTACTTCTGCCATGTCACCATCAACGGAGCACCTTCAGCACCAGTAATCTCTTGCTTGCTAGTCTCTGCCCATCTCATCTGAGCCTTAGTCCACCAGATCAATGCAGTCGTATCACCGCCCTGAGCCTTGTTAAATAACGTCTTGGCTATCTGTGCGCTGGCTTTAGCCTTACCTAAGTCTAACTCTGTACGGTAATGCTTTCTCAGCGTCTTATCGTCTATACCGATTAACGCTCCTATCTGTTCATGCGGCAGTCCTAGACCAGCCGATGTTTCGACTAATCTCTTGTTTTCTGCGCTAGGAATATGCTCATTCATTTTATGTAGGGGAAATGTTAATCATTCGTTAATAATTCGGCTTTCTTTCCGGTGAAATCTTCCCACCGCTTTACTATAACGTCACAGTATTTAGGGTCTAGTTCCATTAATCTTGCTTGCCTTCCTATTTTCTCACAGGCAATCATTGTTGATCCAGCTCCACCAAATGGCTCATAAACAACATCATTACTGCTTGTGCAAGACTCTATATATCCAATTGGGAACTCTACAGGAAACATTGCAGGATGTTCTTTTTTGCCTCTAGCAAAATCACAAGTAAATACTGTTCCAATTTTGCCCTTCTTATTTATTGCCCAACTATTTGGAGTAGTTTCACCATCTTTTTGTCGAATTGTTGATTTTCCACTTTCTCCACCATGCTTGTTATCTCGAGTTCTATTTATGTCCTTAATATCGCTACCAAACACAAAAATCCATTCATGCTCAATTGGAAACATTGCAGTCATATTGCCTATTGATCCACCCATACCTTCACGATTCCAAATATTCCAACTAAGCAACTTTAATCCACAATTCTTAGCTTCAACTATGTAATCATCCCAATACTGATTTATTTCACCATCTTTTCTACTTAATCCAAGATTAACAGCAAAAAAATTACAAAATCCTGATGCAGTTCTTATAAATGTAGCTAAATGTTCTGTGGATAATTGTTTACCACCGTTATATTCTCTCTGATCTGCATATGGTGGGCTAGTAAAGCAAAATTGCGCCTTATGACCATCCATCAACTTATCTACAGCATCAATACTCGTGCTATCCCCACACATTAGCCGATGATTGCCTAACTGGTATATATCACCTAGTTTAGTCTTAGGCTCCTCTGGTACGTCAGGAACAGCATCCTCATCCGTTAGCCCATCTACCTGCTCAGGCTCTAGCAATGCAGCTAACTCGTCCTGATTAAAGCCCAATATATCTAACGCAAAACCATCCTTTAATAGATCATCTAACTCAATAGTTAGCAAAGTATTATCCCAATCAGCATTTAACGCTAGTTTATTGTCTGCAATAACTAACGCTTTACGCTGAGTATCGGTTAAATGACTTATCTCTATCGTAGGAACCTCATCCATCTTTAGCTTACGAGCAGCCATTAACCTGCCATGACCAGCAATGATGCTATTGGTTCCGTCTATTAATATGGGATTAGTCCAGCCGAACTCTTTAATGCTGGCTGATATTTGCGCTACCTGCTCATCTGAGTGCTTGCGACTATTGTTGACGTAAGGAATCAAGTCCTCAACTTTGCGATACTTAACATTTAACTGCATTGCATTATCCTCTGGATGTCATGCGGTATAAAGTAGTTGCTGCAATTCAATACTTAGGTATAATAATAGTTCACTAGGAGGAACTATGTTGCCAATATACACAATCACACTAACACAAACTGATGAGTACAATCTTGATGTTACTTATAGTGATTCGCTTAAAAGTATGTCTGATGAAGATGTTTCTGTTGCATTAGAAGATTGTATTCGTTTGTTACAAATAGAACTCATGTTAGTTACCAGTAAGTCCTAAGCGTCTTTGTTGCTCTAGGTATTTATAATAGTTGTCAATTACCTGCTGGTCTACAAATTCGGAGAAATTGGCTTTACGTTTTTCAAGTGCTCCAATAGCCATATTCCGTGTATCTCCCTTTTTACCAGCCATTTCTTTTAATACACTACCAAATGTTTTAGGAAAAAGTGCCTCAACTGGAACATTATTGCCTAAGCTACCTAAATAATTCGCAGTAAAGTCCGTGTTGTAAGTTGGGTTTATTGATGGACGCAA